TGATGAAGATTGGGCCACTGCAGCAGGCTATTTCCCGTGAAGCGGAGCTGACGGCCAAGCATGAGGAATACGCAACAACAGCCAGCAAGGTTGCAGAGCAGGAATTTCTTGCACCGGATTGGCAGGAGAAGAAAGCAGCGGTAGCGGCGGCAGAGGACGAGCTGAAACGCGTTGAGAGAGAATACGAGACAGCGTATACAAGATTGTCAACGAGAGCTGCGACGCTCAAGGGAAAAGTGGAACTGTTGAGCGACAGCGGTTGCCCAGACATTGAAAAAGCAACTTGCAAATTCCTTTCGGACGCTTTGGAGGCAAAGAGAATTTTGCCGGAGGCAGAGGGAGCATTAACCTCGCTTGAGAATGAATACGCAGATAACCGTCAGAGAGCGTCAGAAGCCCTCGCAGTGGCGCAAAAGGCGTTGGACGACAGTTTATACCACCCGGAGGAAATCGACGCTCTGCGAGCCTCCCTGCGTGTCCTTGAGACAAGCGAAAAAGAATACAACGACCTTGAGGCACAGCGTACCGAGTTGAAGCTGATTACGGAGAGGGCGGAGGAGCTGGAAAAAGCAGTTGCAGACGCAGAGGCGACAGCAGAAAAAGGACGCACGGAGCTGGCGGAGGTAGAGCAACAACTCAAAGCGGTTGAAACAGCAAGCGCAAGCTACGACCGACTGCAGGTCGAAATTACAGCAGCGAAGCGGTGGACAGAAAAGGAAAAACAGCTCCCGGTAGCAAGGGAAAAGAAAGCAGCGGCGGCGCAGCGTGTTCTTGAGATTGACACGGAGATTGAGAGTATCGAAGTGGAGATTACCGAGGCTAAAACGGAGCTTTTGGAGGAGCAGAGCAAAACCGTCGGCAAAGAGGAGCTACAGGAACAGGTAGCAGCAGTCGAGACTGAAATCAAAACATTACAGGACGCAGCGCAGAGAGCAGCCATGACGCTCGGAGGCCTCAAGAAGCAGTTGGAGCAGTTGAAAGAAAAGCTCGAACAGGCGACAGCGTTGCAGGAGCAGGTAAACCGCCTTGGAGTTACGGCAGCTGGGTACGAGGAGCTTAAAAAAGCGTTTTCACAAGACGGCATACCGCACAACATTATCCGCAGCATTATCCCTATTTTTGAGGCTACGGCGACCAACATTCTCGGCCAGATGTCACAGGGACGCATGAGCGTAGAATTTGTTACGGAAAAGGTGCTGAAATCCAACAGTAAGAAAGAGGTAACGACGCTCGACATCATCATCAACGACACAGACACCGGGCGACTGCCATACATGAGCAGGAGCGGAGGAGAGAGAGTAAAGGCGGCCTTATCGGTTATACTTGCCCTTTCGGAAATCAAGAGCAGTAAAGCAGGCGTACAGCTTGGCTTCTTGTTCATCGACGAGCCTCCATTTCTTGACGCACCGGGCGTACAGGCATATTGCGACGCACTGGAAGCGATACAGCAGAGATATTCCTCACTCAAGGTTATGGCAATCACCCACGACCCGGCCATGAAGTCGAGATTCCCGCAGAGCGTAGATGTGGTGAAAACGCCAGAGGGCAGCAAGGTTATTTACGAGTAAAAACGGCATTTCCGGGGAGAAAACTCCCCGGAAAAACCCAAAAAGGAGGTGTAATCGTTGGGACGACCACGAAAGCAGACGGTAGATTACTTTCCTCACTTCGTGTCGGCAGATAGCAAGACCAAATTTGTGCTTGAAACAAATTGGGGGAACAACGGCTATGCCTTTTGGTTTAAGTTACTCGAATTGTTAGGACGCAGCGAGGGCCACTACTATGACTATTCGACGCCTACAAATAGAACCTACCTTATCGCATTGGCTAAACTGGACGAAAGTACGGTGGACGAGATACTTGACACACTTGCAGACCTCGGAAAGATTGACCCAGAGTTATGGGAGGAGCGACAAGTTATATGGTGTCAGAGACTCGTAGACAACTTGCAGCAGGTTTACGCAAAGCGAACGGTGCAGATACCTAATAAGCCTTTAGTTGAGCCGCCTTTGCAGCCGAAAGTAGAGACCGTCACTGCGGCGGAGCAAAAAACGGAAAGTATGCCAAAAAAGCGAGGCGGGTCGAAAAAGGCAGGAACAGAGAAGATAAAGTATGCCGAATTTGTCCACATGACAGAGAATGAGTGCCAAAAGCTGATTGAAACCTATGGAGAGGACAAGACCAAAAGGGCCGTAGAAGTACTAGACAACTACAAGGGCAGCAAAGGCAAGACTTACAAGAGTGATTATCGGGCGATATTAAGCTGGGTAATGGACAAAGTGAACGAAGAATTTGGCAGGAGAGGAGGAAACAACTATGGCGGAGCTTGCCAGAATGGGGGATTTAATCAGCAGCCAGCAGGAAATCCCGGAGGCTTTAAGCCGTCGAGAGGCTTTAGGGGCGACGAGGGTTAAAATGGAGGCAGAAGCTGGGGCAAGAGGACTGTTGATTGGAAATTCGCAGTTGGAAAGGCACAAAATTGAGGCAGACCGCCGTGCAATATACGAACTGAAGCAGGCGCGGATAAATAAATTGCTTGGGCGGAGCGGAATCAAAAAACGCTTCCAACAGAGGACATTCCCTAATTTTCGCTGCGACACCGCTGGACGAAAAAAAAATTATGATATAGCGAAAGAGTATGCGGATAACTTCACATACCACAGGGCAAGAGGCGACGGTCTTTACATAGAAGGTACAAACGGTACTGGGAAAACACACCTTGCGGCGGCGATTGCGTTACAGCTTATCAGCAAGGGCATACCAGTAATATGCAAAACCTCAAGCGACCTACTGCTCGACATCAAAAGGGCGTTCGACCACGAATATTTGAAAGAACACGAGGTCGTGGACATTTACAAAAAAGTGGAATTGCTGATTATAGATGACCTAGGCAAGGAACAGTGCAGCGATTGGAGTATAAGCACTCTCTACTCCATTCTGAACGACCGCTATGAGGATATGAAACCAACGATTGTCACCACAAATTACAATACTGACGGGCTGGTGCAGGCCCTAACGCCCAAAGGTTTTGACAATACTAAAATTATAGCGATTATAAGCCGCCTCCGAGAAACCAGCACCGTAATGACGATGGCTTGGGAGGACATCAGAGGCAGCATATAAAAACAGGGGAGCAACCTCACGGCATATACCGAGGGCGATAGCGTTTATATAAGATTTACATAGGGAGGGTACAGAAAAAATGCTAACAAACGAATATTTTGAAAAAATGAAAGGTCATTATAGTGATTATACTCTCGAAGAGGTGATGGCTTCCAGAAGCTATTATACGGCAAAAAAATATGGCTTGCCTTATCCGATTGTTATTGATACTGTTGGCTATGCCAAAGGATTTGCGCAGGTTTTTATAAATGCCAGAGTCAACAAATTTGTTTTCGCAAATCCTTCAACGTATGCGGTGGATTTTCTGGCAGAGCTGCTTAAAGCAGGCTATAAAATAACGGGTGTTGTGTCTATGACAGATTATTTGGGTGGAGAGAATACATGGCTCACCACTTGCAAGAATGGTTTGTACATGAACATCAAATAATTTTTTTGAAAGAGGTAATGAGATGGGATTTTTGAAAGAAAACTACGGAATGACCCTGTTGCCTACGCCGGAGGGGACTTGCCCGGAATGCGCAGTGAAGCATAGTCCAGAGCAGCCTCATAACAGAGACAGCCTCACATATCAGTATAAATTCTACGACCAGCATGGACGCTGGCCGACTTGGGCGGACGCTATGCAGCATTACCGAGCAGGAAATACGTTCTATTTCATTGACCCCCGCCACAGACGAAGACGGGACTGAATATTGTATGTACGACACTGGGGAAACGAAGGGAGACTACCCGCCAATGAGCATAGGCTGGCTGAATGGATTTAACCACAAGACGGCACCGCTTCCGGATACCATAGAGGAAATTGAAAAGCTCCTTGTGACAACAGGGAGCGAGAAAGAGTTGCAGGAGCTTGCGGTGGCACTGGACAAGGAGAATAGATAATGTATAGAGTAAATGACTTTTTCTGCGGAGCGGGGGGGTGGGAATAGGATTTAAGAACGCAGGTTTTGACGTTATATGGGCTTGCGATTTCGATAAATACGCTGTTCAGACCTACCAAAAGAACGTAGGAAACCATGTAGTACAGGCAGATATAAAGAAACTTACACACGCAGAAATACCAACTGCAGAGGTATGGGCGTTCGGATTCCCCTGCCAAGATTTGAGCGTAGCAGGGAACAAAAGGGGCTTTAGATTTGTCTGTGAGGAATGCGGAGAGGAATTTGCACTCGACGTTACGGAGTATGAAGACGGCGTAAAATGCCCTAATTGTGGAGGAGAAAAGCACAGGGCTGTAAGCCGAAGCGGATTGTTCTTTGAAATTATGAGGCTTCTCGATGAAATACAGATTGCCCGACCAGAGGATATGCCAAAAATCCTTATGGCGGAGAATGTAAAGGGGCTGAAACCATATATGCCAGTTCTTGAGCAGGAATTTCAGAAACGGGGTTACGAGGCGCACGTCCAGTTATTTAACAGCAAATATTGGAACGTGCCGCAGAATAGGGAGCGTTATTACATAGTTGGAGTTCGGAAAGGAACGACATTCAAGTTCCCGGAGGAGCAGCACGAATACGTCCCGAAACTTTCAAAGGCGTTAGATGAGAAAGTGGACGAAAAGTATTACATTTCCGACGAGAAAGCCCAAACAATCATAAAGCAGGCACTCGAAAAACTTGACAGTCTTGGAAAAGTACACGCCACACTTACACCCGACAGGGAGAACAAGCGGCAGAACGGGCCACGAAGCAAGCCGGAGGAGGCAGAAATGTTTACGCTCACGGCGCAGGACATACATGGCGTAATATTGCAGACTGACGAAGAAACAGACGATTTGGTATCTGCAATTTGCGACGAAAGCGGTCTGCTAAACCCGAATGGCTGCGGGAAAACACTCCGAGTTGGGGGGGTGGGTCGACGACAAAGAAGCACAATTATCAACACATACTTGTAGACTGCACGGAGTGCTAGCATACTCATCGCAAGCCAAAAAGAGAGGTCGCAGACAATGAGTGATTTGAAAATGATAGGCCATCTTGACATAAATGGGCACGACGTAGTCAAAAGGGTATACAGCCTAGAGGGTATTGCGCCTACCCTTACAACTTCCGGGGGGGGTACAGAGAAGTGAAGATATTTGATACAAGCAAATTTAGAGTAAGAAAGCTCACACCGAAAGAATACGGCCGGCTGCAGGCGTTTCCGGTTGACGACGGTTGGGAACAGGTTGTGAGCGACAGCCAAGCCTACAAGCAATTTGGCAACGCAGTCACAACAACAGTAGTTACAGCTATTGCAGAGTGCATAAAAGCAACGCTGGACGCGGGAGCAACCGAAAGCATGGAAAATCAACCGCTACCCTTAGAGAAAGAGACGACAGGCATTGAGGTGTTGAAAGAATTTAGTACAGAACAGTTATTGCAAGAGCTTATGAGAAGGAATGCAATGTCAGGATAAGGAGGGGCAGGGGTTAGCTGGCGGACTTGAATGGAATGGACGGAGCAAGCCAAAAGACAATAGCCAATACCCACACGAAATGAAAACACGTTGGGTGCGAGAAAAATCTAATTAGGAGGATAAAAAGATGTCAGAAATCAAAATTAAGAGAGTGGAAAATGTAGGTCTTTGCAGTAAAGAAACATCGTTCGAGGCGAGCGGAATGGACTACATCAACGAGGATTTAATCAAGACGCTGTTCAGCGGACAGGAAGCTACGAAGTCGGCAGCACCGAAGCTGAATTTGGTTGTTGAGGGGCAGCCCGACGTGAAGCATGACGTAGTTGCAATCTACGATAATGCAGGTATTCCCTCGATTATGCACCGCTTCACAAAAGTAACCGATAGAGAATTGTTTGGAGGCAGCGACAAAACGCACCCGGCATTCATTATCGACGGAGAGGAATATGACGAGATTTATATTTCTGTATATCCGAATTGCAACATCAACGGGAAACCGTACAGTCTGCCATATCAGAAGCCGTGGACAAACATCACCAACGACGAAGCGGCAGCAGCTTGTTTCAGCAAGGGAGAGGGCTGGCACTTGCTTACGGCGGCGGAATGGGGATTGTTGGCGGATACGAGCCTCAAGCTCGGTACACTTCCGCATGGCAACACCAACGCCGGAAAGTATCACGCAGACGTAGAGGAGCGCGGAGAGACATTCGACGGAACAGGAAAGACCCTTACAGGAAGTGGCCCGGTAGCATGGACGCACGACCACACCCCGGAGGGCGTACACGACCTTTGTGGAGGCGTTTGGGAAATGGCTAGAGGTCTCCGAATGAAAGACGGACTACTGCAGGCAGCAGCAAACAACGACGCAGCACTCGATATTGACCTCACGTTTGATGGGGGTGGCTGGCAGAGCGTAAGGGATAATGACGGGAAGCCTATCAGAGTTTCGGTTGACGGCGGTATTACGTTTACAACCGAAAGTGATATTGAGCAGGACTACACCGGGGACTGCTGGGAGAATGTAAACATCGATTGTGAAAGTGAAATGCTGAAAGAATTGGCATTATTTGCAGGAGAGCCAAAGGCATATTGCTACATTGACAGCACGGAAGGAGAATATTTCCCGTTTCGTGGTGGCCACTGGAACAACGGTGCGTATGCCGGGGTGTTCTCTGCGGACTTGTCCGACCCTCGCTCTAATTCCTACACGGGCGTCGGCTTCCGCTCCGCTTATTTCAAGAAGCACTGAAAACCGATAACTGGAAAACTGATGGAGCGGCGACAGCCGCTCCATGTATGGAGGAAGGGTGGCAAGGGAAAATGTCGTAAAGCGAAATGCAGATAGGAGGTCAAAATGGATAAAACAAAGATAGAGTGGAGCGACAGCACATGGAATCCGGTAACTGGCTGCTTCCACGAGTGTGAATATTGTTACAACGAGAACGAGCCACATTATGAACACCGCATTAGGAAGCACCGGGAGAAAATCGAGGAGGTGACGGCATGACGGTTGAAAAACAGGCTGAAAAGATTGCGGCAGCCTGCAAAGAGACTGGATTGGACGGTCATATAAAATGGATAGACAGCAGAAAGCAGGCGAACACATGGGCGGAGAAAATAGCGGAGCGTTTCAGAAATCGCAGACAACTCCCGGTGAAGAATAGCTATATGTTTTGCGATACATTGGATATGTGCTTCTTTTACAGCAAGGAGGGACAGCCTATTGTTACATACGCAGGTTACGCCACGCCGGACAGCCCGGACATTAACTGCGGAAAACTTGCGGAGGCGTTCGGAAAAGCGGAGCAGGTATTGAACGCAATGAGAAAATTAGCAGAGGAGGAAAAAGCATGAATTTAGTTATTTTGACAGGCAGGCTCACGGGTGATTTGGAGCTTAGATACACACAGCAGGGAACACCCTGCACGACCTTTAATTTAGCCGTAGACCGGGCAACAAGGGAGGATAATGCAGACTTTCCGACCTGCGTATTATGGAGAGACATTGCGGAAAGAGCTTGCCAATATCTACATAAGGGCAGTAAGGTAGTTGTTAGAGGAGAGTTGCGCACCCGGAGCTACGAGGACGCGCAGACAGGAAAGAAGCACAAAGTGACAGAGGTACAGGTAGACCGCTGGGAGTTTGCAGACAGCAAGCCGCAAGAGCCTTTCTCATAAGGAGGTACAAAACCATGAGCAAGAGAAGAAAATGCAGATACACAGCGGAGGAGCTGGCTGTCCATGAGGAGGCTGTCAGGCTTCGCAAACTGACAGATAAACAACTTGTAGAGGAATTTCGCAGAGTGGCAGAGGCGGCGGAAATGGCCGTCAGAGTGCCGGAGGCGGCTCAGGCTGCGTCCGGCGAGGCAGACCCTAACGAGAACACGTCTACGGTACAAAAGCTTATCTCTGCCCTTTCAGAGGGTAAATGCAAGGGTGTTAAGGGGGCAACCGTCTACAAAATCACAGAATTTGCGACAGAAATGGGGCTGATATGATGGACGAGAAATATTACAAAGCGGTAATGACGGGCAGGCGCAGCAAGATGGCCGGAGAATGCTGGGAGAAAATGCTCGAAGCTTCGTGCCAGTATTACAGGCTTGTGGGCAAAGCAGAAATCACAAAAACGCCAGAGCCAATGCGGCCAATAAAGTCGCTGGGAAACGGGAAATTCGTTGCATATTACGAGAAAATGGCGCAGCCGGATTATAAAGGAACATTGGTGGGAGGTCAGGCCGTAGTGTTTGAGGCGAAACACACCGACGGCGACAGGCTGCAGCAAAGCGTAATATCGAGTGAGCAGGAGAAGCAGTTCGACAGGCACTTAAAGCTCGGAGCGGAATGTTTTGTAATGGTATCGTTTGGGTTTGAGCAGTTCTTTAAGATACCGTGGGAGGTATTCAGAGACATGAAAGCACACTACGGCAGGAAATACATTACCCCGGAGGACGTGCAGGAGTATAAGGTCAGATACTTAGGAGGCGTACTACAATTTTTGTAATGGAGGTGGCTTGCTCTGTGAAAGGTGAAACCAGAACAAAGAAAGACGAGACGCATGCAATGATTGAGGCGGCAGTAGCGGCAGCTGTTGAGGCTGGTATGAGAGGTATCGACGAAAAGATACAGGAGGCAATCAACCTTGGTGTGACGATTGGAGCAGCAGCCGGGGCAGAGATAGGAGCGACAGCGGCTGTAAAAGCAGTGGAGAGGGAAAGAAAGAAATTCAAAAAGCAGCAGTATGACAAGAGATTTCACAATACCAAGCTGTTGCTGCGATATTACAGGACGCTGAACGAGCATTATAAAAATGCAGTATTTGACATTGACACGGCCACGGAAGCGGACGAGGATTTTGCGGACATTATGCAGACTATGAACAGCACCGTAGACGACGAGGTTCTATACATCGAGAGCATTAAGCAGAGTAGCATTCGTACCAAGATTATTATGGCACATGTAAACAAAATGCTGGACATCTACAAAATCATGTGTTCGCAGTCGAAGAGGCAGGATGACGCAAGGCACTGGCGAGTGTTGGAGGCGATTTACATATCCGACAAGGTGACGACAGCCGGGGCAGTAGCGGAACAGGAACACATCGACAAAAGGACGGTATACAAGGATATTGACGTATGCGTTTCGGATTTAACAACGCTTCTGTTTGGTATTGGAGGTATCGAAACAGAATGACACCGGTCAGGGCATTTTTCGGGCATTTGCAAGGCACTATGAAAAATGCTATAATGTATTGTGTAAAATCACGGGAATAAAGCACCGCCCTATGGATTTGCCCATAGAGCGGTGTATTTTTATGTGGATAAATGCCTCAAAACGGGACGGGAAGGAGGAGAAGCATGAACATTAGGACGCTGAAAGCGACAGAGCTAAAGGCGGCAGCGTACAATCCAAGAAAAGATTTACAGCCAGAGGACGCAGAGTATCAGAAGCTGCGCCGGAGCATTGAAGAATTTGGGTATGTAGAGCCGATTATCTGGAACGAACGCACCGGGAACGTCGTAGGCGGCCACCAACGCCTCAAGGTATTACTGGAACAGGGGGCAGAGGAAATTGAGTGCGTAGTGGTAGACCTTGAAGAAAAAGACGAGAAAATTCTTAACGTCCTACTCAACAAGGTAAAAGGACGCTGGGACATCGGGAAACTGGCAGACCTTTTACAGGAATTGGACGAGGCCGGGGCAATGGAAGTGACGGGGTTTGAGGACTGGGAGCTGCAGAGCCTACTTATGCAGTACGACCATATCAAAGACCTTATGCAGGAGGATTTTTCGGACTACGCCAGCGACAAAGAACGCGACACATTCGTTATGACATTCAGCCTCCCGGCAGAGGCAAGAGAAGCGGTAGAGAGCTACCTGCAGAACACCGAGAATGCAAAAATCGAACTGGCGACGGCTATCATCAACAAAGTAAAGGAGGGAGCGTAATGCAGATTGAGAGAAAAGCAATCCGGGATATGGACAGGGCTGCATACAACCCTCGTATTGAGCTGATACCCGGAGATATGGAGTACGAAAACCTGCGCCGAAGCATTAAGACCTATGGAATGATTATCCCTGTAGTTTGGAACAGGCGGCTGTTTCCAGAGCCTAAACCAAGTTGCAGGTATCAACAAAAAGATAAATAACCAGTCTTTCTACGGCCTCATGCAAGAGGAGCTGGCAGGAAAAACCGATTATTATAAACGCCTCTTTGGACTGGAAGAATGACAGTGCCTGTTTGCTAAGGCATGGGAAATCGCCGCAATGTTTTTTCAAGAGAAAGGCAAAAGGAGAGGAGGACAATGCCAAAATGGACTGATAAGCCGTGGGAACGTCAAAAGGGCGAAAGCGAAAAGGCATTTGAGGCATTCGCAATCTACCGGGATATGGGACAAGAGCGCACCATTGTTGCGGTGGTAAAACGGTTGGAGAAAAGTAGAGCTTTAATTGACCGTTGGAAAGACCGCTGGGGGTGGAAAGAACGTGTCCGGGCTTATGATAACGAGCTTGAGAGAGGGGCACGAGCCAAAGCGATAAAAGACCGCAAGGCAATGACAGACCGCCATATCGGAATAGCAATGCAACTTCAAAAAAAGGCTCTTGAAGCACTCAACAGCTTGTCAGTCGAGGATATGTCCGCAAAGGACATCAAGGAGTACATCAAAATGGCAACCGACCTCGAACGATTGAACCGCACACTTGGGGAGGAAGGCAACAAAGGGCAAAGCGAAGCTTCCACCTCACTTGCGGACGCAGTTATAGCGGCTTACCAAAAGCGAAAGGAGGAGGGCAATGCTTGATAGTGAAGCGATATTGTATTACGCAAACCACCCGGTAGAATTTGTCGAGGACGTTATCGGAGCAACACCCGACCCGGAACAAGCAAAGATACTGGAAAGCCTCGTCCATAACCAAATGACGAGTGTGCGAAGCGGTCACGGTGTCGGAAAGAGCGCTGTTGAAGCGTGGGTGGTAATTTGGTTTATAACAACAAGGCCATTTCCGAAGATACCATGCACAGCACCGACGCAGCACCAGCTATTTGATATTCTTTGGGCGGAGGTCAGTAAGTGGTTGAGGAATAATAAAGCCCTCGCTAATGAGCTGATATGGACAAAGGAAAAAGTCTACATGAGAGGCTATCCAGAGGAGTGGTTTGCAGTGGCACGAACAGCCAGCAAGCCGGACGCTCTGCAGGGCTTCCACGCTGACGACGTTTTATACATCATAGACGAGGCCAGCGGCGTAGACGACAGTATATTTGAGCCTGTACTTGGCGCACTTTCGACACCGGGGGCAAAGCTTTTGATGTGTGGAAACCCGACGCAGCTTTCGGGTTTTTTTTATGATAGCCACAACAAAAACCGAGCGAGCTATGCGACGTTCCACATCGACGGACGGAAAAGCAGCAGGGTATCGCAGGATTTTGTTCAGACAATCATCAATATGTACGGAGAGGACAGTGACGTATTCAGAGTGCGTGTCGCCGGGGAGTTTCCATTGCAGGAGGACGACATATTTATTCCTCTTTCTCTCGTAGAAAACTCCATTATGACAGAGTTTTCTCCCCGAAAAACCCCGGATATTGTGCATATTGGGTGTGACGTGGCT